AGGTCAACCTAAAAAATTAGGCTGCGACTGAAATTGGATCTTTTTCTTTTGCTTTTGCAGCCGACTTGCTACCTTCAGGACGTAAAGGTTCTAGCCAACTGTCTGCTATGTATGCTTGTGGAGTATCTCCGAATTGATTTTGTAGTCCTGTTCCTTCAATCCACCAATAGTGGTCTGTCACAGGAACCATACAGTTAATGCCTTTGAAAACAAATGTAGTGCCTTTTGTATATTTGCCTATATATTCTTTCACAAGAACGACCTTGCCAATGTTATCTGGCCTTAATGACATAATAATTTTAGCAAGGTCGCCTTGTTCACATTTCATAATTTTATTTAAGCCACGCAATCTTTTCGCCGGCATCTTTTCTTCTTTGCCATTCTTCAACTGAACCTGGATATCTCCAAGCCCATACAGCAACACCTAACATAAATGCTCCTGACCATAGGACTGCGTTAACATTACCTGTAGCCCAGAATGTAAATGCCAGTGTTGATGCCATTACAATAACCATTGCGTATTTCCCCTTGGTAGGGAAAACTCTTTTGTTGTTCCAGTTTGTTAGAAACTTTCCGAACCACGGATGATTGTATAACCATTTTTCCATTCTTGGAGAACTTTTGGCAAACGCCCAAGCCGCAATTACTAGAAAGATACTGAAAGGAATACCTGGAGTAATAACTCCAATGTATGCCATACCTACACAGAAAAAACCAATTCCCATATAGATATATCGTTTGATTTGATTCATTGATACCTCTATATTTGTATAATACTTTAGTATTAGTTATCTGATTATTTGAAGATGTATGCTTTTCCTGATTGATTGCCATCAGAATCATCTTCGCCGGGCGCACCAACAACAGCATAGTTACCATTTATTGCTACTGCTGCACCAAACTGATCATTAGTTGACAGACCAAAAGGATTAGGATTATCTAGTGTTTGTAGTAGGTCACCACTTGTTATATTAAAGATGTATGCTTGCCCTGAAAGGGAACCACCATCAGCATCTGTTTGCCGGTCTCCGCTAACAATAGCGCGATTGCCTGATATATCAACCTCTAAACCAAAACTGTTAGTAGTACTTCCAGGATTAGTTATTGTACGGACTCTGGTACCTGTTGTCACATCAAAGATGTATACTTTGCCTGTATTGTTGCCAATAACGGTATCTTCACCTGTTGCACTAACAATAGCGCGATTGCCTGATATTGCCACTGCTCGACCAAAAAAGTCGTCTTGAGCGGTGTAAAAAGTATTAGGATTATCTAGTGTGTGGACTAATGCTCCTGTTGTAACATTAAAGATATAAGCCTTACCTGATTGCGAAGCCTCAGTATCTTCACCTGGCACACCAACAATGGCATAATTGCCATCAATATCTAAATATCTGCCAAACAGATCACTGGAATTTTGGGTGGGATTATCTACTGTATGGACTAATGCCCCTGTAGTAACATTAAAGATATAAGCCGTGCCTGATTGATTAGCACCATCATCTTCCCCCCAAGCACCAACAATACAATAATTACCTGATATTGCTACGGCATCTCCAAAATAATCACTTGATACTGTACCAGAAGCATTTGGATTATCTAATGTATGAATTAATGCTCCAGTTGTAACATTAAAGATATATGCCTTACCTGAGGCCTGGCCAGCGGCTTCATCTTCCAAGTAGGCACCAACAACAGCGTAATTGCCATCTATATCAACCGAGATACCAAAATAATCAACTATACTTGTACTATATGCAGTTGGGTTATCTAGGGTATGAACTAACGCACCTGTTGCTAGTTTGTATATATATGCTTTACCTGCCTGAATTCCGCCTGCGTCATCTTCTTGGTAAGTGCCTACAATAGCGTGTGTATCAGAAATTCCAATTTTAGTACCAAATAAATCATTATCGCTAGTGCCAAAAGGATTAGGATTATCTAATGTATACCCTAGAGACAAATCTTTTTTTATCCCTTGTCCTGCCAACTGTCTTGCTGTCAAACTTGCTAGTCTAGGCATTAGGAGTAACTCGTTGCTGAACCAATTATTTTCCAGATATCGTTAAATGTGTCGTACCAAACAGTAAAACTTATTACATCAATTCCGTTTGCTGTCCCTGTTGGTGCACTTCCGCCCTGCCAAATTATTGTTTGGCTTATATTATTAATTCTGAATCCAGTTATCATATACGGTGTGGCGCCTTGTTCTATTATGTGTGCAACGGTAAATGTCATATCGCTCACCGACACAGGAACATTAAGATAACTTACTACAAAATTTGACGAAACATTAGCGTGACGTGCCAAAGCCTGGCCGCCATAAAAGGTTGTATATGGGTTTGGTGTAAATGAAGGCAACGCTGTATTTTCATTGGTCCATTTTAGTTCCACCAAACTGTTGAATTCAATTGCCGTAGTTGGAAATGATGTTGTGCTTGAAATCTCACCAACTTTAAGTGCTTCGATAGATCCTGTGGCTGATTCAACGGGTCCTACTATTTTTCCTTCAGTACCATCTATCATCATTGAGCTATCATCAGCAAACACACTACCTTTGATGTCACCTGTGATTTCGTCTAGTGAAATAGTTTGAAAAGTTAAATTGCCATTACCGTCTGTTGTTAATACTTGATTTTGTAATCCGTCTGTGGCAGGAAATTGATAACTTCCATCACCTCCAAGGTGTGTGAAGTTTGCATCCATTTCTTCGTAGGTTAATGCTTGGCCTTTGTCTGCACGTTTAATTAATGTCATTGGCTCTGCGTCCCATCGTCATCATAGTGCTTTCCAACGTAACTGCTAAATGAATTTCCACGTAGTCCTGGATTGTCTTTGATGTAATCAAAAACTACATACTCAAAACGTGCTGTCTGTTGTTTTGTTGGTAAACTAGTAAATGTAAATCCTGTTGCGTCTAGTTGTGCTTCTGTTTCGCTATACTTAGGCATATCATTATCCGTTTGCGATTACATTTGCACTGGCGGTTGCAGCAGCGTTTGGTACCCAACTGCCGTGTCCAGCAGTCGCATCGCCTAGTCTGTGAACAGGAATGTTGTTTGCAAAAACATTTGGCGAAGCACCAACTGCGGGATCACCACAGGCAGTTACATCACCTATTCTTACTGTTGCACTGTTGTTAGTAAACACATCAGGCGAGCCAGATGCGTAAGAAGTTTGGTGAAATGGACTTGGTGTTGGACTTGCGTGTCCAATATGTACATCTTGTCCTACTCTCACCACTCCTGGCATTAGGTTACTAATCCTGTTGTTGATTGTATATATTGTTTAGCCATAGTTTCCATAGTCTTTACAATTGTAATAGTATTTACTTTTTTAAAAGTAATTTGACTTTCTGGATCTACAGTAAACATATATGGAGCAAGACCCATTCCTTTCTGTGTCATAGACAACATCAAAGGTTTGTTTAAAGTAATAGTATCGTCAGCATCTTCAATCAATCTACCAACTACTTCTTCGCCGCTAGATAACTTTACTGAAACTACGTCATTTGTTTTGTAAGGTGTTTCTACTAACATATTCTATCCTAATGAGTGTCCTGTTCCATTATAACCTGTATCTTCAATGTAACTACGGAATTCTTGATATCCGCCTACAGGTTTTCCGTAAACTTTGATTTGAGGGAATGTTCTTGCTTCTGGAAACATTTCCATAATTGTTTCTCTATCAAAGTCTGTACCTAATTGTTTATAGGTAAATTTAAAGCCTCTTTGTTCGCATAATCTTTTTGCTTGATCGCAATAAGGACACGCAGGCTTTCCATATATTTCTATCATAGTTTTATCCTGAGTAAACTGTTGAACCTTTTTTATCAATTACACGTACTAATATTGCACCTGCGTTCTTTTTACTAAGAGCCGCCGAAATAGCCTGTTGTTCAGAACCATACGTGCCGTATGTTGTCCATCCTTCGTATGGGCTATGTCTTTTAAATTGTGCTTTGTACATAGTAACTCCTATAAAGTAAAGCCTTTAAATGTATCCTTCTCGACGTCTTGTTTAACGCCTCCTACAATATAAGACTCAACTTCTGTTTCTTGTGGCGCAACTTGTAGACCTGAACTGCTTAACCAATGATCTGTCCACGGCAACGGATTGCTGTTTAACGGACGATCATAAATTGTTTTTAGTCCAAGTGCTTTCAATCGCTTGTTTGCTATAAACTCAACATACGAATGAAGAAGATTAGCATTTAGTCCGATAATTGATCCTTTTTCAAAAAGATAATCAGCCCAACGCTTTTCTTCATCAACACACTCACGCCACATATCGTAAACTTCTTCTTCACATTCTTTAGCAATCTTTACAAAATCTGGATCATCGTCACCTTTCATCCAATGCTTAATAATATGAGTTGATAAGTTTAGGTGTGTTGCTTCGTCGCGAGCAATTAGTGAAATAATTTTTGCTGAACCTTCCATAAGTTTAAGTTCGCCAAATGCAAATGTACAAGCAAATGAAACATAGAAACGTAAGCCTTCAAGAATGTTCACAGTCATCATTGCTTTATAAAGTGCTTTCTTAACTTCATACATATCGCCTTTCTTGTGAAAGAAATAGTTGTTGGCAATATCGTTAAATTCATCATAGTGTTTTGTAACACTTTCTGCACGTGCAATAATTTGTTCATCTTCTAAGATGGTATCAAACACTTCGCTTGGATTTGCATAAACATTTTTTACAATGTGTGTATAAGAACGACTGTGAATTGTTTCTTGGAAGTCCCAACACACAATACAACTTTCTAATTCTGGGTTAGAAACATAAGGTAAAAATGCTAGACAAGGTCCACGTCCTTGTACGCTGTCTAACAGTGTTTGGTATTTTAAATTACTTGTAAAAATATGTTTTTGTTCTTCACGGAAGTCCTGATAGTCTGCACGATCTTTTTGCAAACTAACTTCTTCTGGACGCCAGAAGTACCCCAACATAGTTTGGTTAAGTTTATCATACTCTGGATAGCGAAAGACATCGTATCTTTGAGTATTCTGATCCTCTCCAAAAAACATAAACTGTTTTGTGAAGTCCACTTTGTTTTTGTTGAATACTGTTTTGCTCAATTTCTTTTTCTCTTTCTTTGGCATAAAGTCCTAAATGTTACACGCTTCACACTCTTCTCCATCAATTTCAGTGTCGACAGTAATTGGTTCACTAACACCATTGACGTGACCGTTTGCGTGTCCGTTAACTGCACCATTCATTGTAACACCATTAGCGTGAGTGTCAATCTTTGTATCCTCCAAACCTTCAGGCTGGATGTGATCTTCTTCACCTTTGAAGTCATAAGTGTTTTGATAGTAACTGGTTTTCCAACCCATCTTATAAGTTGTTAACATATCTTTCATCATTACACTTAATGGAACTTCATTGTTTTCAAAATGTTTTGGATTGTATGACCAGTTACCACTAATGGCCTGATCAAAGAATTTTTGCATTGCAGCGACAATGTTAATATAACCTTCGTTGTTTGGCATATCCCAAAGCAACGTGTAATTATTTTTTAAAGTTTGATACTGCGGAACAACCTGTTTAAGAGGCCCTTTCTTCGACTTCTTAATGGACAAGAATGCTCGTGGTGGTTCAATTCCGTTTGTTGCATTCGACACAACGGAACTGCTCTCCGAAGGCATCTGTGCGGACAATGTTGAGTGCCGTAGGCCGTGCTGCTTAATGTCCTTCCTAAGATCATTCCAATCATATTGTAGTTTCGCCCTTATAACATCATCGACATCTTTCTTGTAAGTGTCGATAGGTAATATACCGTCTGCATATTTAGTGCGGTTGAAGTATTCACAAGCACCACGCTCTTTCGCAAGTTCATTACTTGCAACAAGAAGATAGTATTGAAATGCTTCTGAAAGTTCGTGTACTAATTTCCACGCTTCTTTGTCGCTATATTTTACTTTGTGTTTAGCAAGATAATGTGCAAGTCCGATATAACCAATACCAAGTGAACGTCTTGCTTTAGTGCTTACCTCTGCTGCTTTGACAGGATAACCTTGATAATCAATAATTTCTTCTAATGCTCTTACTGCAAGATCACAAAGATTTTCTAAATCTTCTAACTTAGAAATGTTACCAACATTAATTGCACTTAAAATACAAAGAGCAATTTCACCTTCTTGATCATCGATATGCTGAATAGGTTTAGTAGGAAGTGTAATCTCTTGACATAAGTTACTCATAAAGATCGGATCTTTAAATGAACTATGTGTATTAGCGTGATCAATATTCATAATATAGATACGTCCTGTTTCAGCACGTTCTTTAAGCATATCGCCAAACAAGTCCATTGCTTTAATTTTTTTCTTTCTAATTGAAGTTTTACGTTCAGCCGCTTCGTAAAGTTCTTGGAACTTGTCAGTGTCACCTGAGTAAAATGCTGTAGTAACTTCTGGAACATCGTGTGGCGAGAAAAGAGTAATATCTTGACCAGCCAATAACCTTTCATAAAATAATTTGTTGATTTGGATTGAATAGTCTAGTTTACGTACTCTATTATCCTCTGTACCCTTATTGTTTTTAAGAACAAGAATGTCTTCAATTTCTAAATGCCAAATAGGGAAATGGGTAGTTGCACTTCCACCACGCACACCATTTTGTGTACAACTTCTTACTGTGCTTTCGTATACTTTAAGAAATGGGACAACGCCTGTGTGTGCTACTTCCCCACCTCGTATTTTTGAGTTGATTGCTCTGATACGCCCTGCGTTGATTCCAATTCCTGCCCTTTGAGCAATGTAATAACCGATCGCGCTATTAGAGCTAAAGATACTAGGAAGAGTATCATCCACATCAACAAGAACACAACTGGCAAACTGACGAATAGGAGTACGGACTCCTGCCATAACAGGGGTCGGGATGTTAATTTTAAATAGTGAGGTCGCGTCATAATATTTTTTCACGTATGATAAACGTGTCTCCTTGGGATAATTTGCAAACAAGGTAGCAGCGATCATCATATACATAAATTGAGGTGTTTCAAAGATGTCACCATTGCTTCTGTCTTGACACAAATATTTGTCGACTACCTGTCTCAGACCAGCATAAGTGAATTCTTCATTACGATCGTGTCGTAACCAAGTGTTCATCTTTTTAAGTTCAGTTTGTGTATATGCATCTTTGATTGCAGGATCATACACACCGCGGGCAATGTTTTCATCAATAAGATTTGAAAGAGAAAGGTGTTCGTATTTTCCATATACTTTTTTATGTAGACTGTAAAGTAAAAGTCTAGCAGCAGCATACTGATAGTTTGGATTTTCCAAACTAATCAAATCGTTTGCACTTCTAATTAATATTTCTTGAATTTCATCCGTTGTCATACCATCATAAAACTGAAGGTCTGCGTTCATTTCAATTTGACTTGAGCTTACGCCTGAAAGACCTTTACAGGCCTCTTCTACAACGAAATGCATTTTGTCAAGGTCTAGTTTTTCCTTAGAGCCGGAACGCTTTGTAATAAAAATCTCTTTTGTCATTGCCTCTTTTCTCTCAATTTTTTGTTATACAGGGTATTTAGTTGACATCGCTCTGATACCTAAAGTAACAGAGTAAAAACCAACTAGCACTTTTATGACTGCCTACGAACACAACCGTACGTAGTCCTGTACTTAGTCTTATACTTTAACAGATAAATGCGCATAGAGCAAGAAAAAAATTTTTCTTTTATGCACCATAACTTAGGTCGTAGGAAATATTGCCTAACGCACCAGTTGCAATTGGGTTTTTATAGAACAACACAACTGTCTCTATACCACTATCTGTATCATTATCACGCAATTCAACTTTAAATTCAAAGTTAGTCATTACGATACCACCTGGAGATGACATTCCGTTATCTGAATATTTGTATTCGTCCGACAAACTAACCTTGGACATACTATCTCCAATAGTGATGTCTAGTTTGCCAGTGCGGATATGATCTCCTAAACGTAAAGTATAGTTAACAGTTATGAAACTATGTGTTGCCGCAAATGTACTAATAGGTCTAAAACTGTCTGTTAGATAAATCAAACTGCTGTTTCTATCTACAAGTTCAGTTCTATCACTATTTTCAACTTCTGCTATGTTAGGCGATGTTTCATCAGCAACAACGTTGGCTGCCTGTTGTCTATCACTTTCGCAATTCAGTACAATGTTGTTAGCATACTCACCGAATGAGATAAACGAACTTGTTGGATTTGCAGAAGTACCTGTACCATTACCACAATTAGTAAATTTACATCTTTGTATTCTTGTTCCAGAACCATTTGTGCTTGTGAAAACACTAGATGCTATTTCATCAAAAGCAGAATCTCTAACTGTCCATTTATTAACTTGTGTACTAACACCTTCGATATAAATGCCTGTGTAGTTAATTTTAAAATTACAATTATTAAAATCAACAGTTGTATCTGTAGCAATAGTTTGTACACATTTTACACATACGCTATTTGCTTCAAACTCACAACCATCAAAAGTTAAGCCTGTTGTTTTTATACCTGTTAGATTGTTTGACCAACCAATTGCACCAGGCTCAGTAGATATACTTGTAACAGGAGCACCTAATACATATTCACCTTTGAATTTTACATTAATGAATTTTGTATCTCTAATTCCTGTACAATCAATAACACCAGATGATCTTTGAAAAGTAAAGTTTTCAAAAATAATATTATTTGGTCTATTACTACTGTTAAATGATGCTACCGGCTGTCCTTCACTTGTTACAAATTCAATACTGTTTGTATCAAAGTTAAGGATTGCACCGTCTCTAGTCTCGCCTTTGATAATAGCATTTGACGGAACACTAAGTGAACTTAAAAACAAGTAAGTTCCATTAGGAATTACTAATACCTTTTTATAATCAGGATCACTGTTTCTAAACAAAGATGTGAATGCATTCTCAAAGAATGTAGTATTATCTGTTGAGCCATCACCTACTGCTCCAAAGTCAGCAACTGAAACTTGTATTTCATCTAGTTTATCTAATAGTGGTCTTTTAGCACTTAATGTTATAGATGGATCATCAGATGCAAATTGATAACTTGACGCAAGTTCAAGTATATTATCATTTTCTGTAATAACTTTAGTATTACCAACGTAAGGTGCTCCCTCTGCAACAGAACCATTACCAATGAATAGTTCTTGTGTATCTACAGCCCAAGCAAGTTCTGCAGAACTTAGTTGAGGGACGCCAGAATCACTGTTCTTTTTACCTCTACGTATTTGAATTTTACTAATTTGTACAACAGCCACAATCTGCTCCTAATGTATCTTGTAAGTATTTATCAGCGTGAAGAAGATTGAGTTGACTAGTTAAGCACTAGTATTGTAGTATTCTTCTACTTTATCGAGCCACATATCGCGGTATTTAGGAAATGTTTCCGGTGTGACTTCAAATTGTTGATATTTGAGGTCTCTACTACACATAAACACAACACCTGTTTGTATATCTGTACCGTATACTTCATTATGTGCCATTGCGTAGGCTACAAGTTGTAATTTGTAATCTTCTACCCATTCTTCTTTTTTAGGCTTATTGGTTTGTTTGTGATCCATAATTGCAGGCTGACCTTTAAACACACCACACAAATCTGTAGTTCCTGAATAAAGTCCTGGAAAATACAAACTCTGCTCCATAGCCCATACTTCGTCTACATTACATAACCCGTTTTCAATTATTACGTCAGCCATTTTGTTTGCTTGAATATGTACCAGATTGTTTCCTGGTTGTCTTTCCATTCCACAAATAAATCTTTCTAGATTGGCGTGCATTGCTGTACCAATTCCTGCGGCTTCAGTAGTAATCTGTCTTGCCTTTTCTTCACCAACTCTTTTACGCCATTCAATTAAATGTGTTTTATCTTTGGTGCTGTCAAGGATGGTAGTAACACTTGGTAATTTTTCTTTTGTTGGAGTTACATAAACTCTTTTCTTTTTAATTGGATCGTTTACTTGTTTGAGAGTATGGTACTGAAACTTTTCAACGAATGGTGGCGGTGTATACATTTTTTAATCCTTTACTCAAGTGTATATATTACAGTACAATCACACTTTTGTCAATAGTGATTGGACGATTATTGTTGTGCTAACTGTTGAGGTGCTGCTGCGGCTGCTGTTGCATCAACTGCTGCTTGGCTGTCTGAACCATCTTGTGCAGGCTGTTCATCTTTTTCTGCACCTGGCACATTTAATTCTATACCGTCAGCATTAAAATTTTTAACTAAGTTTTGGATTGCAGGATTTGTATCATACATCGCTTTAAATGTTTCATAATCTGCTGCAAGACTAGCGTCATTGCTTTTAAGGATTTTATTTAGAGCTGCCCAGTTGTATTTTGCTGGTTGTTTTTCTGCGGCAGACTTACCAATTAGATTCTTTAATACAATAATGTATCTATCAATCATAGTGTCTGGTGCGAATTCTCTAAATCTCATTTTACATCTTTTGGAGGTCTGCCATCTTCTTGCGAAGATCGTTTAACTCTTGTTCCTTTGCTTTAATTTCTTCTTGTGTTGCTTTTATCTGTTCTTGTTTTTGTGCTGCTGCCTGTGCCTGTGCTGCTTTTGCATCTGCTGCTGCCTTCATAGGATCTGTTGCCATTTGTCCTGTAGGCTTAGGAGCAACCGCCGCTGGATCTTGTGCAGGCGTTGTAGTTGACGTTGCTGGAATAATTTCGTCTAAGGCTAAGTCGTTATAAAACTCTTTGAGTTTCATTTGACTATCCTGCCAATGTTTTTAACAGTCTTGATTCAAAGTCTATTGATTCACGCTTTTCACGTCCAGCAGTTTCAATTCCGCCTGTTGCTGGTTCTGCTGTAGCAAAGTCATCACCTGCTGGCTCTTCTGCTGGTGCTTCTGCATCTGCTGGTGCAGCCATATCAGTTGCTCCACCCTCTTCTGGTTCAGCGCCAAGCATATTATCGCCACCTGCTTCTTCGCCAGTAAGTTGACGTGTTGCACTAGCAAGAGTATCACGTGTAGTTTTCAATGCTGCAATAGCCTGTTCAATTGCAGGTGCTGCTGTTTCAATAAATGATTTAGATTGTTCAGCGGACATTTCATCTCTGATAGAATCACCTAGTTGTAGAAGTGTTTCATTTTCCATACCTGATAATTCTTCAATGTAACGTCCTACTTTGTCAACCATTGTTTTTGAAGTTACAATAGCACTTGCCTGTTGGACTTCACCTTCTGTTACTTTATCCATAGTTTCTTCCTGGGTTTGGTCACTTTCTTCTGGGATGTCTGTGACTTCTAAAGATTTTATTGAATTTTCTTCACGTTCTGAAAGTTCTTTAACTATAGCATTTAACATAAACTGTGCTTGATGAAACGTATCATTTTCCAAGTTTTCGTTAAATGTGCTTGTTTCACGTATTTGTGAAATCTGCGTTCTTAGTTTATTACGAGCGTCTTCTAATTGTGCGACACTGAATTTTGCCAAGTCTAATTTCTTGCCAAACGTTTTGTGCATAGATTCATTGATCTGATCTGCACTTTTGTAAAATAAATCTTCTGTTTTCATTGTACCCTTCCCAGATTGTATAATATATTTATGCAAACTTTAACATTTGCTCTGCTTTTTCTTTTATGGAAATAGCCTTTTCTTTAGCGTCCTCATAGCGAATCCACATAATTTCAGCCCTTGCTTCATTGTTTGTATTTACTGCCATATGGTAATGATGCAAAAATATCTTGCTATCATTGAAATATTTGCTGTATTTGCCATCTAGATCATACAAACTAGCCTGTTCGCTTTCACGTTCATTCCAAGCCACTAAATTTGCTATTTTAATTGCTACAGCGTTAAGGGCAATGTCAGCATATAACACCCTGTTACGCACAACTATATCTTTATATGCACCTTTGCTTACAATAAGAGCTCTACCTACCTGTATACCTTTATCTGTTTTAACAGGCAAAATGGTACCTTGGTCAAGAAACTTCTTATAAGTCTTCTTAACTAGAGATTCGAAACGTTTTGATACATCAGTCATAAAAAAATGGCCTTGCTTAGCCATATTATTTAAATGAAAGTAATATTGGAACCTTACATCTTGAGTAGTATTGTAACTACTACTGAAAGAACTGCTGCAATTACTGTGCCTGTAGTTCCGATGATAACTTTGGTTAAACCTTTTTGTCCGTGAACTATATCAGTGTGAATGTGTTCTACTTTTTCTTCTAGTCTAGTCATTCTACTATCTAGTTGCTCATAGCGAATTTGGCACAAATCAACGTGTGCTTCTAAACTTTCTTTTTCTAACTTGGTAGTTGGGCTAGTAGCCATCTATATATTCTCCAAAACAACCAACGCACTCTGCGTCAATTAAGTAAACTCTAAGTTGCCCTTAATGTGTTTTTTAGATAGCCTAATTTTTGCCTACAATGTTATTTATCATCGTAGTTAATTAATTGCTTGAGAATTCTGCGTATAACGCCTAAATCTTCTTTAACTTCTGTGACTTTTCCAGTAGCCTTTTCAATCTTACCAAACATCTCCTTGATAACAAACATAACCCAAAACCACCACACCGCACAGACTATACACATAAATGTTAGTCCTACGTAGGTTAAAAGATCGCTTGATATGTGTACTCCGATTATTGCCGTAAGAAAGCCTAATACCATTATCGAAATTGTGCCTATCATAATTGTGTTGTAATATAACTGTTTCATACAATTATTTAACAATATTGGGTAATGGATATTATGCTGATATAATCCAGAGATTTTTGTTATCTCCGCTTGTTCTAAATGCAGCAGGTTTATGATCTACACTATTTGTAAGATTGTTTATTACAGGTATATTGTTTAGGTCAGAATTAAGTAGCGCAAGGTCATCATTGTCCACAGTCCATATAAAATTTTGTTCTACTTTAAATGACCAATGCCAATATTTAACACCGTCTTCTTCTTTTAAAACAGGATCGGTGTCCCAATCAATATTGGCACGTAATCCTATTCCTTGCACAAGGCTGTTGAAATTGCCTTGTTGAGCAACTTTAATTTGATCAGTTTCATCGCGTGTTGGATTGGTGACTGTGATATCAACTGTGGTCTTAATATTATACCTTGGCATAGTGCGAGTATTTAGTGGTCATAAAAAAAGGGTGCCAATTTCTTGACACCCTTTAATATAAAGTTAAAAAACTCTATTAGCCAGAAAGACCTGGGAAAGTATGAGCAATTGCCATAGTTACACCAGTTACGCCTCTGTAGTTACCGCCAGCAGTTAATGTTCCTGTACCTTGAACTGCTACTGTAGCAACGTTAGTTGCTTTTTCAAGTCCAACAACTACAACTGCGTCGTCAGTTCCTGCTGTTCCGCCAGCCTGTAATGCATCTACACAAGATTGGATTTCTGCATCTGTAATTGAAGATTTAGAAAGTGTTACAATACGTGTAAGACCTGCAATACCGTTAGTATCGCCGTTAGCGTCAATTTTGTTGTCGCCTAATTCAGCAACACCTGTTCCTGAATTGTTATAAGTTTGGAATACTGAGCTTCCGTTTGTTAAATCAGCCATTATATTTTCTCCTCTGATAATGTTAACCCTTCTCCAGGGCCGCTATTTTTCTAGCAATTGTATTTATCCAAAATAGGTTTTTACAAGGGTAATGGCGTGTTTTAAGTGGATTTTGGCGGTTTTAGTCGCTTCTAAAAGGTGTCCAACGGTCTCTAGGTACTAGTTTAACTTTATCTTTAGTTTTAACGTATCCTTCGCCGCCTGCTTTACCGCCTGTAGTAGCAACAACATCGCCTTCTGCTTTATCTAGTTCAGCAATTACTTCATTCTTTGCTTTCATTAGTTCAGCAATAAGATAGAATATATCTACAACTGTGCTTCTTTGTTGCTCTATCATACTTATAATCTTTTCTTGTTTTCTTGCAGAAACCTTAGAATTTTGAAGCCAATTAGTAAAACTGTCAGGTGTAAGTTCACTTAGTTTTTTAGCACGACTCATTTGATTTACAAACGTGTAGAATATTTCACTTAAATCACTAAGTCCTTGTACAGGTTTAAAGAAGTCTGCAATTTTCTTTTGTGATCTGTTTGCAACACTTTCAATGTTGCCTAGGTTATCAGCATTCACAGCAGGAGCCTTACTTACATACTGCTGTCCAAGAACAACAAGATCACCAGTACCATTAAATTGTTTTACATTGTCTATTGGAGTACCGCTTTTATCTCCAAAATATTCATAGGTATTATGTGCGGCAACTGCAACTTTGCTTTTGGCAATACGTCTTCCAATATCACTTTCTACTTTAACATTATAGGTTGTTTGATTAGGAGTAAAACTAACTGCGCCGTCACTGCCTTGATATGGCTTGCCAGGATGATATAATAAGTCACCGTAAACATATCCTCTGTAATCTGCAGGTGTTGCTGCTTCGAATATTGGCCATAGGCTTGCCATATCTTTTGCAAACTTAGGTCTCCAATCTTCGCCCTTGCCTCTACTGTTAATAAATTTTTCTAATTCATCAGCACTGCTAGACTTGCCTTCTTCTCTGCCCCAATTATTTTTACCTACTAATCTAAATGTACCGTCATCATCTCTACCCCAATACACAGTAGGATTGCCATCCCATTTAATAGCAACATCTGAAGCATCTTGTTCCATACTTTTTAAAATACTAACTGCACGTTTAGCACCGTCATCAGGATTTGTAAAAACCATATCTTCAAGATGGTTAAATTCTCTTCCTACTTTCTTTGCTTCAGTTAAAAATTCAAATGCTCTCATTTTTTAAGTAACTTCTTTTGTTTGTTAGTTTTGTCTACGTATTTTGCGTGTGGAACTTTTAAGTTCTTTTTACCGTATACATCTCCTATCTTGTGCATCTTACCTACTTTATCAAATGCACTATATCTTATATCAAATTCTTTCAATCTCATCGAGAAACTACATCGATCATTGAGCGCATCCAACCTATACTTCCAGGTTGATAAGATTCAACTTTACCTGCTTTAGGTAATTCAAGACCGTCCTTTTCGAATGTTTCTCTTGCGTCTGCAACTAGTTCTTCATAGTTAGGAAGTTTCATCACGTACTTTACAATTGATTCAACTGATTCCATCGTTGAAGGAGTTGCTGATTGTCCTAACAATTGCTTTGCAATCTGATTAGGATCTTTTGTAACTAATTCATTAGTTTCTCTATCTAATAATCCATTGTTTGGTGACCATTTTAACCCTTTCGTTTTTGCTATGCTGGAAAGCAAAATATGTCTATGTGTACCTTTGTACTGACTACCTTCACCGCTTCCCTGTAGGCTAAACTTCATCCATTCAGGGTCTCCAAACATCAAGTCAGTTTGAACAAAACCGTTTGCAGGATCGCCTTTAATAGGAGTTTTAAAATGTACAGAAATGCCTGATTTTCTGATCCATTGTTTAGTGTCTTCACCTTCGTGATTTTTGTTTACATAGTCTGCTAGTTTAGATTCAAGATCTCCTTTCGACATTTTTGCAGAATCAACTGCAACATCTAAGTCTCCGCTTGTAGATTTTTTACCGGTTGTGCCTAACATATTGTCTGTTAGTTCTAGATCAACAATACCCTCAAGCCATTGTAATGTAGGAACTACATCTGCTTGATTGATTCTGACAGTAGCAGGTTCTCCTTCTGGAGTCTTAAAAATGTTACCACCTTCATTTAGTAGTTCATTACCCGACATCTTTATTGTTCCTTTTATCCTCTACTATCTTTTTAATACCACGAGTAAATTTACTGCTGTCTTGTCCTTTAATGCTATTGATGAATCTACGCTCCAAATCAAGCGCAGTATCAGCAGGATAATTTTTATGAATGCTGGCAATTAGATTGACAGCACTTTCAATAATGTTCTTTGCCCTGCTTTGAATAAGTGCCTCTGTGTCACGTCTTTCAGCAATGCTATTAAGTTCTTGTAAAATTGTTCGTGTTTTAAATTTCATTTAATGTTACCAACGTATTATATGTTATTTAACCTTTTTATGTTCAAACTATACACGACTAGATTATTCTTGTCAACCTGTAGTTGACGCACTTATGCAAAAATAGCACGAGTGTTATGCTAAAAAAACAACCAAATCTGGCTCTAAATAGGGCAGTAATACTGCACTATTATATAAATAACAATGTTGCAGTGCAAAGCCCTTACGTTCCAGTAAGGCCTGACAACTACAACACACACATACACTGGGAAAGACCAGGGCGTAATCCACGCCTTACAAGTGATTGACGATAGGAAAAGACCTATTGCACCGCCGGGGAAGTTCCGGGGTATTGCTGTCCTTAAGCATCCATACATCGAAGGAGAAAACTATGGCACACTTAATAAGTGGCCTGATGTCTTGGATGAATAGCGGAATGACTACACGTCACCGCAACGATCTTTTGACTTGGGCCCAAACTGAATATAAGAAAGATTGGCGCTTCGCCTATAACTTTATGTTAACACACGACGGTCGTGCACCTAGTTGGTCAGAAATGAATCTACCATCTGAGGAACTGGCTAAAAGACTAAAGGAGGCCGCTTAAATGCAACTCTGGAAGTTTATTAAAAAAATCTTCAAATCAAAATCCTGGGAGGAGCAGTATTTGTCTGCTGCTGTTGACCATTTTGATTTGGAACAACGTATCAGGAAACTGGATCGCAGGCAGATCAATGTCGGTCCGTTCGGTTACAAAGACACCTACCGCATTAATAGATATTAGCACACACAGAGGAGTATATTAAAATGTTAATTTGGCAGAGACTAAAAAACTTTTGTGAAATGGCAGGGTATGCAAGAGCAGCGTCACAACTTGCTACTCAAGGACATTACAGAGAAGCAGAAAAACTTATGCTTGAAAAAGCAAAGTTATCAAATACACGTACAGCAGCAATTTTACGTTTAGAAAAATGGCACGACATTAAATCTTCATATGATCCTGCAAAACATTATATGAGAGGAAAGACTGTGGCAACTTGGAAAGGGAAGGCAGCGTAATGAAAGGTTTTATTTTACACGGATTAATTCCAATGACAATTATGATGCTTATTATGGTAGGAGCAATTCTACTTGGTAACATTCATTACATTTTGTAAGGAGACTGTTATGAACACACTTAATTGGATGCCTTATACAGACGAAGAAGCAGATTATCTTTCTAATCCAAAACCAAAGAAATAAGTTTTTAAAAAAATGTAGGGGAGCCGCCCGTCAAGATGACTCCCCTACAACTTTACTAAGTTGAGTTTATATATTATTTACGATTGTAGATTGAATATAAAACCCATACAGCAACAAGGCCAACTAAACCTTGTGCAGAAAATCCTGCAACAATATTTTGAATGTTAGCAATTATGTTGATGTTTGGCCAGAACGGAATGTTCTGTCCGTTGAACAAGACTTCAAGAATAATACCTAATGAAAGTAAACTTACACCTACTTCCGTTAAGGCACCTGCCCAAGTCTTCACTTTGTTAAGAATGTCCATTATGCCATCCTCCTTTTTTGACTAACCTTGTAATGATTAGTGATAATATTTAGGTAAGGTATATAGGAAATAATAATACCATAAATGGTTTAAGGCGCCGTAAGAGTCGGTTTTGGTTAAAAATAATTTATTAAGTGCGTTGACAATGATAAATAATAGTGTTACATTACTAAAGTTACAGTAGGTAACAAAACACACAAACACACAAGGAGAAAAAAATGAATAAGACATTCAAAGAAGGCATCGAAAAAGGTGCTGAACAACTAGCACAGTCTGTGCGTGAATCATTACCAAAAGTACAGTTTAATAAAAATGGTTACGAAATTCGTACTCAAGTATTAGATATGGCGAAGCAATGGTCAGAGTTTGAATACTCTCAAAAGTGGTTAGGTTTTGAAACTTCAACCAAGAGAGATCCTAACAGTGGCGAATTTGTTTCAACTGTTGGTATGCCAGAGATTCCTGGTGTAGATCACGTACTTGAAACTGCTGAGAAGTTCTATAACTTCATAAACAATACTGGAAAGTAATTGGTAGTATCGATATAAAACTTCCTAATATAGGAATGAAGAATTATAGAAAGTACGCATAGCGATCAGAAAATCCAATAAAAGAATAAGAAAAGGGTAGTTAGATATTTTGAATCTTATTGAAATATTTAATTGCCCTTTTTTATTGACAATTTAAATTGTTGGTTGTATAATAAGCACAAAATAGAAAGGCAATAGTATGAAGGACAAAGTTATATTAGTAGACGCAGACGGCGTTCTACTCGATTGGGAATGGGCATTTAACGTATGGATGGGCGAACAGGGCTTTGAAAGAGTAAAGGGCTATCAGTTTGTTTATGATATGGGAGAAC